GTCTTTCATGCAACTTTCAAAAATAAGGAGGGGGGGGGTATAAAAATTACAACAATAGATCAGGCTACAGATAACTGTATAAATAGAAGGAGTAAAAATAGAAATTAATGAATAAATTACAGATTAAATGTGTAGGAAGTGATGCAATAGAAATAAATAAACTACAAAGCTTTCAGGGTAATTTAAAAATTCTATCAGAAGATCAAAAAAGTAAATTAAAAAATAGTATTTTAGAAAATGGCTTTATAGCACCAGTCTTTATCTGGAAAGATTCAGACCAGGAAGCAAAAAATTATATTTTAGATGGACATCAAAGACTTGTTGTATTAAAAGAATTACAACAAGAAGGAATGGAAATCCCTAAAATACCTGTTTCATATATAGAAGCAAAAAATTTAAGTGAAGCAAAAAAAAGATTGCTTTTAATTGCTTCTGCTTATGGAAAAACTACTAAAGAACGATTAACCGATTACTTAAATACTTCAGGATTAGATATAGAAGTTTTAGATAATACAACATTTATGTTAAGTCAAAAAGATTTAGATAATTTATTAGAAGAAGATCCAACAATAGAACCTTTTAAATTAGAGCATATTTGTCCATCTTGCGGTTATGAATACTAAACTTAAAGTTATTAGTTTATTTGCAGGAATTGGTGGATCTAGTTATGGATATAAAAAAGCAGGGTGTGAAGTAATTGCAGCAATAGAATTTTTATCTGATGCTATAAGTAATTATAAACTAAATAATCCAACAGCTAAAACATATTGTGAAGATATAAGAAAACTAGATCCTTTAGAAATTTTAAAAGAATTAAAATTACAACCTGGAGAATTGGATATTTTAGATGGGTCTCCACCATGTACAGGTTTTTCAATAGCAGGACTTGGTCATCATAAAAAAGTAAAAATAAATAATCCTAAACAATATTCTAATACACACAAACATCAAAGAGTAGATGATTTATTTGGCGAATATATAAGATTTGTAAAACATATACAACCAAAGACATTTGTAGCAGAAAATGTTAAAGGAATGATACAGGGTAAGTTTAAAGGGTTTTTTAATAATATTTTAAAAGAATTATCAAATTGTGGTTATATAGTAGAAGCCCGATTAATGGATTCACAACATTACAAAGTACCGCAAACAAGAAAAAGAATTATTATTAGAGGAATTAGAAAAGATTTAAATAAAAAAATACTATGGCCTAAAAGGTTATCTGAAACAGCAAAACTAAAAGACTATTTAAAATTTAAAGAAAAAGATAATAGTGAACGTTATGAATTAAAAGAAGGGAATCAAGGGTATAATGATTATTATAAAATAATACCTGGTGAAAATTTTTCAAAAATATATGATGGAAAAAAATCATTTAATTTTCATCGTTCTTCATGGGATAAACCTTCTCCCACAGTACCAGCCGCAGCTAATATTTTTCATCCTGATGAGCCTAGGTCTTTTTCTTTAAAAGAATACTATAAAATATTTGGTTTAGGAGAAAATTTTCAATTAAAAGGATCGTTTTATAAAAAAACAACTTTTTTAGGAAGAATGGTTGTTCCTGCTATAACAGAGAATCTTGCAATTTATATAAAAAAAGAATTATTATAAATAATGACTTGGTTAATAATTGTTGCTTTCTTTAGTTATTCGTTAGTGACAATACTATGTTTAATATTAGCTAAATACAGGGCGGATAAAATAAGAAAAAATGGCAGTAACTAAAAGAGCACCTGGAGCAGGAAGACCAAGAAAACCTACTTCCATAGTAAAACTGGAAGGTGGCAGACAGGTAAAAAAACCAAAAAATGAACCATTGCCATTAGTAACCTACAAAAGACCTCCAGGCAATTTAAATACTAAAGCGAAAGAAAAATGGGAAGAATTGGGACCAAAGTTGTACAAACTTGGTTTGTTAACAGAATTAGATTTAGATTCATTTGAAGCGTTATGCATCACTTACGCAAAATGGAAAGAAGCAGAAGAAAAAGCAACTGTGGGAGTAATACAGGCTCCAAGCGGATATGTGCAAATAAATCCTATGATTTCTGTAGCAAGAGGATATTTTACTCAATATAAAGCTTTATTAATTGAGTTTGGAATGTCTCCAGCAGCAAGAACAAAAATAGAAGCAATGCCTGCTTCTGGTGAACAAATACCTTTAGAGGAACTTTTATCTGGCCCACGTCTCGTTAAGAAATAACAGAAAAAGAATAACTCATAATGGAACCAGATATGAGTTTGTTCAGGAAAAAGCAGATTTTGCAATTAATTTTTTTGAAAAACTTTTAACTCATAATAAAGGTCAATGGGCTAAGAAACCATTTTTTTTAATTCCCTACCAGGAAGAATTTATTAGTGAAGTTTTTGGTTGGGTAGATAAGCACGGAATGAGAATGATCAGAACAGCTTATTTAGAAATCCCTAAAAAAAACGGAAAAAGTCCTTTAGCTGCTGGGGTAGCTTTGTATCTTTTATGTGCTGATAGTGAACCAGGGGCAGAAATTTATGGAGCAGCAGGAGATAGAGAACAAGCTGGCATTGTATATAACTACGCTTTAGATATGGTAAGAAATTCTGAATATTTACAAAAAAGATTAAAAGTTATTGAAAGCAGAAAAAGAATAATTGACATTTCAACAGGTTCTGTTTTTGTAGCTGTGAGTAGTGATGTGCCGACAAAGCATGGACCCAACTTACATGGAGTAGTTTTTGATGAGCTTCATGCTCAAAGAAACAGGGATTTATGGGACACGCTAACAACTGGAACAGCAGCAAGAAGGCAACCATTGATCACTGCAATAACTACAGCAGGAATTTATGCAGAAAATCATATATGTTGGGAACAACATGAGTATAGTTTACAGGTTGCTAAAGATCCATTTTTAGATCCTACACATTTTTCCATGATATTTTCTGCTGACCGTGAAGATGATTGGAGAGAAGAAAAAACGTGGTTTAAAGCTAATCCTGCTTTAGGAGTTTTTAGAAGTTTAGAACATATTAAAAACGAATCAAAAAAAGCAGAAAAAAGCCCAGCCTATCAGAACACTTTTAGAAGGCTTTTTTTAAATCAGTGGACTGCTCAAACTGAAAGATGGATTGATATGGTGCGTTGGAAGGAAACAGCAGGAGAGGTGTATGAAGAAGACCTTTTAAATGAAATGTGCTACTGTGGACTAGATTTGTCAGTCAGAATAGACTTGACTGCTTTTGTAATGGTTTTTCCAGATGAAGAAGGCTACTATGATATACTTGCTAAGTTTTGGATGCCTGAAGATGAAATTCAAACGAGAACAAGAAGAGATAACGTTCCATATGAGTCTTGGGTCCAAAATGGTTGGATTAAAGCAATACCTGGAGCAACAGTAGATTTGGATGAAGTGTTAGATGATATTGCAATTTATAGTGATAGGTTTAATTGTGCTTCTATTGCTTATGACAGGTGGGGAGCATCTCATATTAGTAAAAGAATAGAAAATGAACTGGGAATTGAAATGGTGCAATTTGGTCAAGGTTATGCAAGTATGTCGGAACCTTCTAAAAGTTTAATTGCTACTATGGCTGAAAAAAAATTAAGACATGGTAATAATCCTGTTTTAAATTGGAATGCAGAATCAGTTTCGGTTGTTCAGGATGCAGCAGGGAATATTAAACCGGTTAAGCCTAATAGAAGATCATCAAGTTTGCGAATAGATGGAATTGTAAGTTTAATTATGGCATTTTCTTTAGCATTAAATAATCAAAAAAATTCGGTTTATGACTATAGGGGTCTAACAGTAATATAATGGGAATTGGAGACTTTTTTAAAAGAGCAAAAAAAATAACTCAATCTCAAGGTGAGATAATAAGAATTTTATCTGGAGAACAAACTTCAGCAGGTATTTTAGTAGATCAGAATAATGCTTTTCAAATTACAGCAGTAAAAGCAGCAGTAACAAGAATAAGTGAATTTATAGCTACCTTACCTCTAAAGTTATACAGAAGGGTTGGAGAAAGAGGTAAAGAAGAAGCTAAAGATCATTATTTGTATGATTTAATGAGTAAACAACCTAATAGATTTATGACTTCATATACTTGGAGAGAGACGGCTGAGATACAGACTTTATTATGGGGTAATCATTTCTCTCAAATTATGCGAGATCGCTTAGGAAGGATTGCATCGATAACACCTCTTCAGGCAGGAGCAACTCAAGTAAAAGTAGTTGATAATGTTTTGACTTATCATTATGAAAAAAAAGATGGGGGTTTACGAATATTCCCACAAGATGAAATTTTCCATTTAGCTTGGTTTGCTTATAACGGGTTGCAAGCACCTGATCCAGTTGTTCAAGCAAGAGATGCCTTTGGTTTAAGTCTAGGTTTGGAAAAATTTGCAAGTAATTATTTGGCTAATGAAGCAGCACCTTCTGGGGTTTTAGAAATGAAAGGTGCATTAAGAAATGAAGAAGCACGACAAAGATTAAAAGATGATTGGAAAAAGAAACAGGGAAAATGGGGGAATAAATCATCTGTAGCTGTTTTAGAGCAAGGTATGGAATTTAAACCAATTGCTAATTCACCTCAAGAAAGTCAATTAATTGAAGAAAGAAAATTTATGGTAACTGAGATAGCTCGGTTTTTTAATATTCCTCCCCATCTTATTGCAGATTTAGAACACGCTACATTTTCAAATGTTGAAGAGCAACAGAGAGAATTTATTAACTTTTGTATGTTACCCTGGTTAGTTAGATGGGAACAAGCATTAGATGCTCAACTTCTTACAAACGAAGAGAAGAAGAGCTTGTTTTTTAAATTTCAAGTACAAGCTTTATTAAGAGGAGATGCAGAATCAAGAGCTAATTTTTATGCTTCGGGTAAACAGTGGGGATGGCTTTCAAGTGATAATATTAGAGAGTTGGAAGATATGAATCCTCTGCCAGAAGGTCAGGGAGATGTATTTTTACAACCACTAAATATGGTTGATGCATCAGAGGCTCCGACAGAATTTGGAATTAATGCAAATAGAAGTATTTCAAAAGAAAAACAAGAAAAAAGAAATAAAAAAAATGCAATACAAAGAAGTAAATATGCTGAAGATTTCATAGAACTTTTAGAAGATGGATGGTCAAGAGTAGTAAATGCAGAAGTTCAGGATATTAAAAAATTAATAAATAAAAATTTATCACAAAGAAATACTAATCAATTAATGCAAGAAGTTGAACAATATTATTTAAAAGATAGCTCAAGAATAATACCAGAAAGAACAAGTGCAATTTATAAATCCATTACATCTTTAATTAGCAATAGTCTTATAGATGATACTGGAACAAGATTGACAGAATTTGAAAGAGATCGTTTTTTAAAAGAATATATGGATAATTTAACAGGTGAGTACAGGTTATTAGCTGTTAATCAACTAAGTGATGTAATAATTAAATCTCAAGAAAACAATATACCTGTTAAAGAAGCATTAACAGAAAGATTAGATCAGTGGAAAGAAAGAAAAGCAGGGAAAATGGCAAGGATACAAAGCTACCAAGCAGTAAATGCAATAGCTTTAGAAAGTTTTAACAGATCACAAATGGTAAAAGAAATTAGATGGGTTAATGTAGGTGCTAAAAGTTGTGTTTTTTGTAAACATTTAGGTAGGAATGGAGGAAAAATTATTCCAGTAAATGATATGTTTGTAGAACAAGGAACTGATTTAGTTGTTGATCCGAATCCTAATAATGCTCCTGTTTCACCTAAAAGTCCCTTTACTTCTGGATTGCAAAGAATACATATGTATAGAAAAATGAAACACCCCCCATTACACAGGGGCTGTGATTGTCAAATAGCTCCAGTGGTTTTTTAATGCCTTTACCAGAACCAAAAAACACGGAAAAAGAAGATGAATTTATTTCGAGATGTGTATCAGACTTAACAGACATTGGAGAAGGAAACAATAATGATCAACGGTTAGCAATTTGTAGTTCAATATGGAGAAAAAAAATGGAACAAAAAAGTAAAGAAACAAAAAAAGAATTTAGAGCTATTCAATGTGAAATAAGAATGGCAGAAGATGCAGAAAATACTTTAGTTGGATATGCAGCTAAATATGATGTATGGTCTGGTCCTTTAGTAGGATTTCGGGAAAGAATAAAAAACGGAGCATTTGACAGGGCTATTGCTGAAAATCAAGATGTCCGAGCTTTATGGAATCACGATTCTAATTTTATTTTAGGTAGAACAAAATCAGGAACTTTAAAACTAGAAACAGATGATATCGGTTTAAAAGTAAAAATTACACCACCAGATACAACTTGGGCTAAAGATTTAATGAGTAGTATTAAGCGTGGTGATGTAAACCAAATGAGTTTTGGATTTACAGTAAAGGATGATAAATTCTGGCAAGAAGAAAAAACAGGAGAAATATTACGAGAATTAAGAGATGTTGACTTGTTTGATGTTAGTCCTGTTACCTATCCTGCTTATGAGCAAACTGAAGTTTTTACTTCAAGAGAGAAAAAAATTATGTCTGCTGTGCGTAAGCATGAGCATGGTTTTGAATTGAATAAAGAAGAAAAAGATATAATAATAGAAATGGTCAAAAATAAAGATGCTGTGGATGCAGTACCTGAAGACCAAGAGCAAGACCAAAATCGGACGATGGAGGAATTTGCAAAACAAGAAAAAAATCGTTATGAGAAGATTAGGAGAAAATATGATAAATAATGGAGAAATTCGAAAACTCCAGGACAAACTAACTAATCTGACAAAAGACAATCGAGATTTACTAGCAAGAACAGTAGAAGCTGGTAAAGAAATGAATCAAGAAGAATGGAATCAATACAACAAACGTGATGAAGAAATTTCTATGCTTGATGAGCAACTTTCTAAAGTTCAAGAATTTTATGAAAGAGATCAAAGATTGTCTGAGCCTGTTGGAATAGTAGAAACACCTGAAGAAAAACAACCTGAACCTAGCGAAGAGTTTAGAGCTAAGGCTTTTGAAAAGTTATTAGTTCCAAAAGCTGACAGGTCAGGATCACAGGTTTTAACCCAGGAAGAGAGAGCAGCTTTACAAACTGATGATTTACCTGGAGGTGGATATAATGTCCTTCCAGAAAGGTTTGTAACTGAATTGCTTAAAAAAATAGAAGATACAACTTTTATGAGAGCTTTAAGCACTAATCAGGTTCTTTTAGAAGCTGTTTCATTAGGAGTACCAACTCTTGAAACTAATTTTGCAGATTCTGACTGGCAAGGTGAAGTAGCTACAGTTTCTGTAGATACAAGTGCAGTATTTGGTAAGAGGGAACTTAGTCCTCACTTAAATGTTAAACTTGTAAAAGCTTCAAGAAACTATGTACGCAATGCAGCACAACCAGTAGCAGATTTTGTTAGGGATGAGTTTGCTCGATTATTTGGCGAGACCGAAGAGAGGGCATTCCTGAGTGGCAATGGGGTTCAAAAACCTCTTGGAGTATTTACTGCCAGTTCAGAAGGTATTTCAACAAGTAGAGATGTAAGTACTGGAAATAGCACTACGGCTATTGTAGCTGATAATCTATTTGAAGTTGCTTATAGCTTAAAAGAAGGATACTTCAATCGATCGACATGGATCGGATCTAGAGATTGGGTTAAAAAAGTTAGGTTACTCAAAGATGATAATAATCAATATTTGTGGCAACCAGGTATAGCTGGTAATAGACCGAATACGATTATCGATCGTCCTTATCGCATGAGTGAATTTGCACCATCAACCTTTACTGCTTCCCAGTATGTAGCTATTTTAGGTGATTTTTCTTATTACTGGATTGCTACAGCTTTGGATATGCAAATTCAAGTACTAAACGAACTATATGCAGCAAGCAACCAGATTGGTTGGATTGGTAGGCAAGAATGTGATGGAATGCCGATCTATGAAGAAGCATTTGCTCGACAGCAATTAGCAGCGAGTTAGGAGATAGCATATGGGAATTAGAGGATTAAATTATAATACTGACAGCAGAGTTGTCAAAAATCACGTAGCAGCAGGAACAGGAACTAATGCTTGTACTCCAGTTGATATGCAGAACTTCGAAGGTGTTAGATTTGTAGTACCAGTTACTACTCACAAAAACGCTGGAACGGTTACGGTTACTTTTGCAGAAGCATCAGCAACCTCTGCAACTTTCAACACTTTGACAGGTACAAGTTTAAGTTTTACTGGAACTACTGTTGCAGATTCTAAAATCTTATTAGCTGATATATACCGTCCAAAAGATCGATATGTAAAAGCAACCGTAGTTGTTGCCACACAGAATTGTTCATTCGGCCCGGTCGTAGCTGAATTGTATGGATCACGAAAATTGAAAACTACAAATTCAACTGCTTATCAAGTAGCTGATACTGATCAGCAATCATCGCCAAGTACTTAATAAGAGGTAGGTGGAGGGTAATCCTCCACCTTCTTTTATGTTAAGACTTTTACTATCTTTATGTTTAATAATAGGGATATCTTCATGTAGTTTTTTAAGGGACTCGCCAGGTGGCAGAGCATTATTAAAGGGTGATTCTATTTATTCTCACGGATATGAGTTTCATAATGTTTTGGCTTTAAAGGTAATACCTGCTCCTGATAACAGTATTGCAATAAAATTTATTAAAAATAATAAAGAATATACTTGTTTCAATAGTGGTTGCGTTGCTATTATAGTTAGTAAGGAATAGGTATGGCATACAAATCAAAGAAGAAAAAACCTAAAAAAAATATCAGAAAATAATGACAGATAAAAAAGCACCAGAATGGTTTATTCCTATTAAGAATAATCATGTTGCTATTGTTGGGTTTGCTCCTTCTTCTATGGGTTTAGCACCTTTTGGAAATAAAGAAATAGAAATATGGGGAATTAACGAACTTTACATAGTACCCGAAGCTACTAGAATAGACAGGCTATTTGAGTTACATTCTTATGAAAGATTTACTCAGAAAGATAGAAATCCTAACCATTTAACTTGGTTGCAAAACAATAAAACTATTCCGATATATTTACAGAAAAAATATAAAGACATTCCTAAAAGTATAGCTTTTCCTTTTGATTTAATAGTTGAAAAAACAAGAACAAACTATTTCACTAATTCGATTTCATGGCTTATAGCATTTGCAGTTATAAGTGGAGCTAAAAAAATAGAACTCTGGGGTATAGACATGGCTCGTGCTGAAGAGTACGAAAGTCAAAGACCTAGTGTTGAATATTTTGTGGGTTGGGCAAGAGGTCTGGGAGTTGAAGTTTTAGTTCCCGATCAATCTGATATATTATTGACAACCCATCTTTATGGTATTGAAGAAGAAAAGCAAACAAGAATACAAGAAAAATTAAAAGCCAGAAAGGGTGAGTTAGGTTTAATCATAAGAAACTTACAGCGAGAGTTAAAAAACAAGCAGTCTGAATTAGATCAATATGTTGGTGCTCATTTAGAATTGTCTCAACAGGAAAAAGCATACTATCCTATGGCTGATGCAAAATGGTCAGCGGGAGGTAAAAACAATGGAAAAAGTTAGAGCTTGGTTAGCTTTAACTCTGGGAGGGGGACTTATATTATTGTTAGGCGGTATAGTTGCTATTGATGCTATAGTATCTTTAAGAGAACATAGACCACTGGATAGTGAGATTTCAAATCTATTAAGTCAAGCTTTGACAGGTATTATAGGGTTACTCGCAGGTTGGATGAGCAACAAAAATAATAATGGAGTTGAGAAAAAATGAAAGTAAAGTTATTAACTATATATGCAAACCCCAATGCTTCATATACAAAAGGGGATATTATAAATGTCTCAGATAAAGAAGCAAAAGAGTTAATTGAAGGTGGGTATGCGTTAGAGGTGCCTGAAGAAAAATTGACTAAACAGGTAAAAACTGAGAGAGTAAAGAAAATAGTAGAAGATGAAAACACTATAGCAAAACCAAAGAAACTGCCATCAGATGGTGAGCAAATAGTAAGAAGACGTAGGAAAACATCTTAATGAGAAAATGTGAAAACGAAAAATGTGAAACCAAAGAACTGCAAGATGATCATGCTACTATTTGTCCAGATTGTGGAGAGGTTACTATAGATGCCAAGCCTAGACACCGTAAACGCACTGACAACTCTAAGCCTAGCGAAGGAGTACATCGGAAGCACGGGGACGACATCCTTTGATAGCAGAATAACTGGAGCTATAAATTCAGCTTCAAATAGAGCAAATTCTTACACAGGGAGAAAACTAAAAGAAAGAAACTATGATGAAATCTACTCTGGTGATGGATCGCAAACTTTAATTTTAAATCAATATCCTATACAAGCAAGTTCTAGTACTCAGTTACAGTTATACATTGTTGGTACAAGGGACTCTTTCAAAAGTACAACAGATTTTGATTCAGATTCGCAGATTGCTTTTGAGGACATATATGTTAATGAAGAAAAAGGTGAATTAAGAATAAAGGATCATGATTTTAGTATTGGAAAAGAAAACGTAAGAGTTAAATATACAGCAGGGTTTTCTACTACAGATGCAGTCACAAGTGGTACTCATATACCTTCAGACTTGCAACAAGTAATTCACGAAATGACAGCATTTGAGTTTGAAAAACAAAGACAAAGAGCATGGATAACCAGGACAATTAGTCATGATGATGGTTCTGTTTCATATTTCGATTCTATTGCTCCAGGTGCATGGTCGGTTTTAGATACATATAAAGATCGACGTGGCTAGATTAACAGCAGAAAAGTTTAATAAAAAATTAACCAGATTAGCAAAAAAAGCACCTGATGCAGCAGTCAAAGGATTGAAAGAAGGAACAAAAATAATTTTACAAGATTCTAAAAGAAAGCATATGTCAGGTCCAAGAATGCCTGTTGGCGTAGGTAGTATGGTAAATCCAACTATAGACAGCAAGGGTAGAATGAGGTCCCAGTTAAAAGCAACGGTAAAAAAAAGAACAGGTAAAAAAGAAGTATATGCTAATGTTCGTTCTACTAATGGATTATCAAAAATATTACATGATGGGGGTGTGCTTCATAGAGGGGGAAAAGGATTTATTTTTCAGTTACCAGGACAAACTAAATGGATACGAACCGACAGAATAGAATTTCCTAAAAGACCATTTTTGAAAGTTTCGGTAGAAAAGAAAAGAAAAAAAGTTATAGAAATAATCAAAAAAGTATGGGTAAAGGAATATAAAAAATGAGTACAAAAAAAACAGTTATTACTGCAATTGAAACAGCACTAAAAACAATATCTGGTATTGGTGATGTAGTTCAAGTTGCAGAAGGATTCACTCAAGTTGATCCTGACGAATTTCCTAATTTGTATATAAAAGATGAGATTACCGAAAGAGAGAGGATTGCGTTTCCTGCGTCTAGTAATACTAATATAAATGATATGCAGGCTTTATTAAGTTTAGAAATTCGTGGTAGAGTATTTTCTATCACAGATGAATTAGTTGCTCCATTGGATTCTTTATTAGAAAACGTGGAGAAAACTTTAGTGAGTAGTACAGGGGTAAGTGCCGTAGTAAAAGACATTTATCCTGTTTCGGATGTTTCAGATGAGGGAGTTCAAGATAACTTTGCTTCTATGTCTCAAATGTACGAAGTACAATATTTTTATAATCATGCTAATCCATAAGGAGGATTAAATGGCTGATATAATAGGTAAAGATGGATCTTTTAGAGTAGGTTCTAATATTGTAGGAGCACTAGATTCTTGGACTATTAACCGTACTGCTGGTATGGCGGAAGTAACAAGTTTTGGAGATACTTTTGAAGAGTTTGTTCCAACAATAAAAGGCTGGACAGCAACTATTAGTGGAACCTTAAATTCGACTGATGCCCAGCAACTTGCTATCAGAGATCAGTTAGAAGACGGAACGTATGCACAAATTAGCTGTCACTTTTATCTAGCAGGTACTACGGCACCAGTCTACAAAGGTGATGCTTATATCGAAAGTGATTCTATAGGCAGTACTTTAAAAGACAGGGTTACTTGGTCTGCTAGTCTTCGTGGTAATGGCGATCTGCAGTGGGACTTAAGTTAATAATTGAAATTAATAGTTGAACAAAATTATGAGTTTATTCCTGAATTTAGGAATAACAAACAAGAACTCGAACCGATAAAAATAAAGTTAAGACAACTAACTACTTCCGAAAGGCAAAGGCTGATGGCTATTGATCCAGTTAAAATAGCACTGAGTAATGAATCGGGAAACAAGTTAGATTTAAATGTAGATTATGAAGGTTTATTTAGAAGTGCTGTTATAGAAATATTTAATTTAGATGTTAACGGAAAATCTATTAGTACTCCTATTGAATTTTTAGCTTCGCCTGGGTTAGGGGATTTATTAATTGAAGTTTGCATGAATATAGTTCAACAGAATTCTAGGAATGAAAATGAAATAAAAAAGTAATAGTCACCCTAGCTCTTTTAAAGAAGGGGTGGGGTGATTATCAAGTTACCGATAGAGACGTAGGAAGAGATACAGAAATATGTGGAACTAAAAATTTACCTGGAGTTTACATAGAAAAGAAAAATAAGGAATTAATAGTTGAAGATATAAAAACTGGAATATGGGTAGAACGGAATGCGATACCAGATATTCTAAATAGAGAAAATAAAATGATAATAGACTTTTACAGTAAGTGCCGAATATTTGGAAATCCGATAGCTTTTCCTTTTGCAGGAGGGTGGGGAGAGCAACCCTGTAGAGTGGTTGATTTGCTGGAATCTTTATTAGTTATTGAAAAGGTAATAGACAGTGGCAACGACAAAAGATGAAGTAGTAATTGAGCTTGTTGCCCAAACTCAAAAAGCACTCGGTGGTATAAAAAAGTTAGGATTAGCAGTAGGTGCTGTAGTTGCTACAGTTAAATCTTTTGAGGTAGTTGCTAAACAAGTATTTGAAAGTGCAATGCTTGCTAATCGTCTTGAAGATCAATCTATAGCATTTGAACAATTAGCCAAGTCAGCAGGAGTAGCATCGGATGATATCCTAAAAGCAATGCAGGAAATGACTAAAGGGACGATTTCAAGAATTGATCTTATGAAAACTGCATCGCAAGCAAGTTTGTTAGGCATTGGTTTTACTGAAATGCCAAAACTTTTAGAGATAGCAAGAGCAGCAGCAATAGCAACTGGTCAAGATATGAGTTTCATGTTTGAGTCAATTGTTACTGGTGTTGGTAGAGCTTCTCCATTAATTTTAGATAACCTAGGTATTGTTTTAAAAGTTGGCGAAGCCAATAAAAACTATGCAGAAGAGTTAGGAAAAACTGTCCAAGAATTAACTTCAGCAGAAAAGAAACAAGCTATTCTTAATCAGACATTAATTAGTGGAGAAGAGATAATAAAAAATGTTGGTACTGCTGTTGATGGCATGACTAACACGGAAGGGGTAGAAGCACTAAAAGTAGCATTTGAAGAATTCAGAACGGAACTCGGACAAAATGTAGCACCTGCTACTAATAAAGTTGTAGAAGCATTAACCAAAATAATTAATTTAGGACGAGAACGACTTACTGGAATGAATGAGTACACTGATGCAATAGCGTTAGTTAATAAATTAGAAGATGAAAGATTTAGAAGAACTGTAAGTATGGCAGAAGTTGACAAAGCAAGAAAAATTATAGCAGAAAATTTAGCAAAATCAACTGCTGCCGTAGCTGTTCATATGGAAAAGTATGGTGATGTTAGTGAAAGATTACTAAGATCAGATCATCTTCTTTGGATAACACATCAAAACATGAAAAAGCTAAGAGATACTGGTCTCAGAGATATGCAACGGCAGATAAACCTGTTAAACGAAGTTTATGGTATTTTAGAAAATTCAAAAAGAGTACAAGAAGAGCAAGGCGTTAGTGTTTCAAATACTCTTGAAGATGAAGAAAAACAAAATGAAGTTTTAGGAAATACCCTAGAATTATTAAATGGGATAAAAACTACATATGGCACCTTACTTGGGTCTTTACTACCAGAAGGATTCAAAAATACTTTTATATTTGATGAGCCTATGACAGAAGAATACTGGCAAACGATAGAAGACAGATATAAGTGGTTAGAAAAAGCAGAGTTTGATTTCCAAAGGTCAAAATCCATATTAGCTGGCATAGCTCATGAAGAACAGGTAAAACAACTTGAAGAAATAAAACAAGGTTGGCAGAGCTTCTTTGATACTCTTTCAAGTGGAGCATTGGCTGATGGAGTAAGTGCTTTTAGAGAAATGGGAATTGCTATATCTCAAGGTAAGGATATAACTGATGCTTTTGCTAGGTCTATCTTGAATGCAGTATCTGATGCCATGCAATTATTAGCTGTTGAGCTAGCGATTGCAGGAGCAAAACAAATAGGTATGGGAAACGTACCTCTTGGGCTGGGAATGATTACAGCAGCAGCAGGAGTAGGTTTAGTTGGTGGTGCATTGTCTGGCATTTCTTCAAGTGCTTCAGGTTCTTCACCTGTAAGTGCAAGTTCAACCCTTTCTACAAGTTTTCAAAAAAGATCGCAACCTGCTAGAAGTATTATTATAAATAACACCACGGTATCGGGAAGTTATATTGCATCAAGAAATGTAGGAATGCGAGTCACATGAGTCTGAAGTATATTTCGTCAGCTTGGAAGACAGATTTCAAAACTGGGTTTCCAAGGGATATGAGATTCTATATTGATTTCAGACAACAATCATACCCGCCTATTCCTACAAGTGCAGGTGGTCAAAGTGATGGAACATATACACTTATAACATCAGCAGAAAACAGATCTGGCAGTCATGACCTTACTGGTGGTATGAATCAATATGCTTTACCGTTAACCTCTGCTTTTACCATTCGTTGTACTTTTAGACCAGAATTTGCTTATGACGTATCAACGGATCAGATTTTATGGAGTTGGTGGATAGATGCAGATCACTATTTGGAAATCTATTATGATGCTAGTGAAGATAAGTTCAGGCTAGCTTGGGAAGATGGTGGAACCTTTGTTTATCTCGAATCTGCACAATTTGATGATGGCACATCTCATCGTGATATAGATCAAGATATGACTATTGACTGTACTTTGGATCTGAGTTCTACAAGTACTTCGGGTTCGGCACTTTATTGGAATCGAACACAAGATGACACTACTTGGTCTGCTACCAAAAATGCTAAATCTTCAAATTTTGCAACTTTTGGTATTAGAGGTAGAAGCGATGGTTCTGCAACTGATGGTAGTTATTCAGTAAATCATGTGATGATTATTGAAGGTCTTACTGCTTCAAGTTCTCAAGTGTCAGCAAATTATAAAGATGTAAAAAATGAGCAAATATTCTGGCACTTGAACGGTGAAGGAGTAGGAAGAACAAGATGCGATGTCACCGCTAGAGTAGATCAATTTGAGTTGGAGAGATCGGTTATTGATTCGTCGGGAAGAAGAGGAGCTAATGTAGCAAGTTTTTCTCTTATGTCACCTACTGGGCAATTCGCTGATGATCAATTTGCAACTTTTGATGCTGTAAACGAAAAGTATAATGGTACCTCTTCTCAAGCATTTATGACTAAACAGACTCCTGCACAGGTTGAATCGTGGTATGATAATAAATATGAATTATTGATTACTGGAAGGATAGGAAGTGAAAAGTTCGCCAGACAGAGTGGGGTGGGCAAAGTGTCTAGAGTGCAAATAGGATTATTTGACACCACTGATATAATTCAAAGAAAAGTAATCAAAAATGCTGTTAAATTTGAAGACTATAAAATGTCTGATTCGTCATCCGAGTCTGCAAGTTTAGTTCATGTTTTAGCTAGATTAGCAACAGCAGAACCAGTGACCAATTTTTTATCAAATAGTTCATTTGAAAATGCCACTATTGGTAACTCGTGGCTTGAGGATGGTTTAACTTTGAGCAGACAGAGTGGTGGTCTTTTTGGTTCTTACTGTGGTCAGGCTAATACAAGTGTTGCCTGGAAAAATGTTTATCAGACGGTAATTTTTACTTATGCAGCACCCTACTATGGTACTAAAGAACTAAATAAAAATGAAACCTACACTTTTGGAGTTTGGTTGAAAAGTTCATCAGCTTGTTCGGGTCTTCTCCTATTAAATGAATACGATTCATCTGGGCATAATGATGATAGTTATGATTCGTGGTCTTTAGCTGGTGGTGAAGGATGGAAGTTTTTCTCTACTACTCACAAACTAACAGACGCACAATCGGACAGACTAATTACGCAAATAAGAGTACAGACTACAGGGGTAAACGTACAGTTTGACGGTGCGATGCTGACACAGAATAGACAAAGCATAAACTGGTTTGTATTGAATGATAATGATGGTTCAAGTGGAATAAGTAATGGTTCACTTGCAGATTCAGCAGATTATGATACCTGTGGTTTTGATGTTGATTCAGTAAATATTACCCATCCTTGGGTTTTTCTTCCGCAGTTCACAAATCCCTGGACGCATCTGGGGTGGCTTGCTGATGCAACTCTTGCAATTTACATCGGCTTTGATTCAGCAGGAACTTTTGTCTATAAATCTAGATTAGCAACAGGATATTCAGATCAAGCATCACTAGAAACGGTTTCAGCCACAAGGGATGTGGCATCCTTTATAGAGCAAGATTCAGCTAACTCAATTATTATAGCAGGAATAAGAATAACGAAAGATGATTATATTCAAGAGGTTTGGAATGCAGGAGCTTCTGGTGATTTTACTGTTGATGATGGTGGAGTTGTAAAAGAATCTTTAGCCAATGGATATTTTTTCCCATCTTATGACGACTTTGGTGAATACTGGGCAAAGTATGGAGATGGCACTGACAATCCAGAAGCATTCGGAAAACTTATACCTGCTAGTAGTGGTGGCAGTGGAGACAGTAAAAACACAGGCGTAACCAACACGAAATGAGAATAGAAAAATTAACCCAACATCACCATGATGAACTTTCACAAAAACTGATTGAGCAAAAATCGGCTTTTGCATTTGTTACAGACGAAGGTGAGACCATTGCTTGTGCAGGAATTGTAGAAATGGCATGGCATACCGCAGGGGAAATCTGGTTCAAAAAAGGTCTGGCAATTAAACAGGGAACAATTGAGATGTTACGGTATGCATCAAAATTATTAGAAGAAGAGATGCAAAGAATAGGCATGATAAGTATCTGGGGTCATGTTTATTGTGATCGGGAAGAAGATGTCAAATTTGCTAGAGTCATGGGAATGCAATGTCTAGCGACTGTTCCAAGAATGGGAAAAAACGGAAAAGATATGTTCTTGTTTTGGAAGGGTTTGTGATGTGGTTTAATTTTCATATATTCTGGGATGCCGAAACAGCAAGTTCAGCACCAGATGCAACACCAAGCGAGACTCTTGAAGATCCCTATGAAGAAACAATTCTAGATCTAGGGGGAACAGGTGCAGAATCTTCAAGAAGTAGTAGAGATACAGATTCTTTAGAACCTGCACCACCTCCACCACCTAGATTAGTTCCAGATTATACTTTTGACAATATTGGTACTGCTGAAGATGTCATAGGAATAAGAGATCCAGAATTGTATCATGGAGCAACAGACAATTTATCAACGGGAAGCAGAGTGAATTTAACCACAGCTATTTTTGACACGACCAGCAGAGCAGATTCTGCCAGAATATGGCTAAAAAATGAACTAGGTTATACTGTCTATGTACGAGGAGTAAGCATAAGAGGAAAACTTGTTTACAAGAATTCACCGCCAAAGTCTGGTATAGTTCATGACCAATACAAAGACCATGACAGCATAAGGGAAAGCGGTGAACGAAGGTTCACGATAAAAAATGATTATGTGGTTAACTGGGATCAAGCCAGAAAACTTGCAGACTATTACTGGAAGTTTTTTGGAGGTGATGACCCAACAAGTGCAAAACATATATACACTTTGAGACTGCATGGTGTCTATGCTTGGTTTGAAGTAGGAAATAGGTATCGGGTTACGATAGGTGGTTCTGGACAAGCTGAAAATATTGATTCACATTGTGAGCTACAAAGTGTTTCAACGGTAATTAATGCAAAAGGTATAGGGAAAACTACATTAGTACTAAGACAGATGGAACTGTTATGGTCAGATACTAGTAGTGCTAATCTAAGAACATTTGCTTATGGCAGACGAGCACAGTATTCCACCAACAATGGGACAGTCTTAGTAGCTCCATCAAGTGCTTTTGTGACTGCTGACTATTACTGCGATGGCACAGCCGACAATGTACAGATCCAATTGGCGATAGATTATTTGTCTACCACTTTTGGCGGTGGAGTAGTTAACCTGCTTTCAGGAACTTATAACTTAACAACTGCTTTAACTTTACGTTCTGGAGTTGTTTTAATGGGACAAGGGAAAGAGAATACGAAACTAAGCCTTGGACTTGATGAAGGGATAACATCAACTTCTACTGTTGATGCTTCGGTTCGTGAACTGACAATCGACGCAACTTATACTAGATCTTCAACACCGTCAAACAACACATGGACTTATAATTCTACTTCTGACACGAGACTAACTTTACATAACGTGAAAATAAATAATTCGAATGGTGGCTGTGTTAAGGTGTCAGGAGCAACTGAATTCTGGATGCATGGATGTGTTCTTGTTGATGCTCAAAGAGCAGTAATCGCCGAATCTTGGAGTGGAGGATATACTGCGACAAATCCTGCAAGTTATATATCGATGGATGACAATAATAGTTTCCTTGTTGAAAATAACGAAATATATAGTACGTCTGCTCCTGCAACTTCGAACACTGGTGGTCAAGGATTTAATGTTATTTATGCAGTCGCTTCAACAGGAGGCAGGATAAGAAATAATTTTATCCATGATATGATTTATACTACTCTCAATACTGACGGTGAAAATGTGAACATAATATGGGTTCAAGGATATCCAGAATTTTCACCTACTTATGTCAATGAACAGAACGATGTCGGAACAGTAATCGAAAACAATACTATAGTTGATTCGTATTGCACCAATAGTGTCTTCATGGCAATCAAGTCGGAATCTGACAACTTAAAAATATCAGGAAATGTACTAACGAATCTTTCTGGAAGATATAATAACGCAGATTCTCCAACTATTGGAATGATAAGTATAAAACATGATAATAATGTTGTTTCTAATAATACTTTCACGAACTGTACAGCAACATTCGTTACTATATCGACGGCAGACAGAACGCTATTTGAAGGAAATCAAACTTTAAAATCAGGACAACTTTTAACGTCATCGAGATGTGAGGAAACACAAGCTCCAACGATTGACGGAACTGCTGCGACTTCGAATGCTACTTATGCGAAAGATACGGCTCAAAAATATACAGGATTAGCTTCGTTCAAAATCACCAGTTCTGGGTCTGGAGTTGCATATGCATATCTTCATGACAACGCAGGAGCAACAGGTGATCTTCATGGTCTGTATGTAGGAAGAAAATATACTTGTTCGGCTTGGGTTTATATCCCTTCTGGAGTAGGAATCACTGGGACTAATTTTGGAATCACATTTCAGGATTATCAAGGTTCTTGGGGTTGGACAACAGGTTCTGCAACAAATACTTATGGTTCATGGCAGTTTATCACAGTAACAAGAACAATAAGATCTTCAGCAACGGCTGTGAATATCTATTTTGCATGGAATGCGTCTGGATCAGGTGAATATCTCTACGTTGACGATTTAAGGTTCTATCCTGATAATATTTTCAATGATCATTCAACTTTGTTAAACGATAATGGAACGAATACTATAACGTGAGGGAATATGGCGAATAGTTGGATAGGTGTGAATAGTTACGTTCAGGGAAAAGTGGAGATTTTAAAATCAACTGCTAGATCAAGTTCATACGACATTATGGATACGTCTGTTTCTACTTCAGCAGGAGGTGAAACTGCTGATTTTCAGTCTTTGGCAGGAACGGAAGTTTCAGCAATTATCGTGATTTCTATAGGTTTTTTAACTAGCACGCAGAAGTGGGGGATTTTGAAAACTAGAGAAATTGGAGATACTGGAGATAATGACGGTGATGAAATGATCTATTTTCTGCAATCAGCAAATGGGGGGTCATCACCAACGGGAACTAGACTGGGTCAGCAGTGGATAATTCCTTGCTCTGGAGTAGACTCGGGTAAATTTGAGTATTGGACAACTTCAGGACAGCCATTAGATGAAGTTGCTTTTATTTACTATGGGAGAATTAGAAGGTGAGACATATCAGGAAAGTGGAATTTATTTCTGAAAGAGTTAGCAAATGGTACCCAGTATCTAAAATTGAAAATAGTGATGGAACTTTTTCGGAAGTAACCGAACCTGATGGCAAAGAATATTTTTGGTCAGATGATCCTATTTTTAAAACGATGCAAAAACTCAGGAGTGATCATGGAAACAGGCAGTGGAAAATAAAAGATGGAAAAACTGAACAAGTGATTGATCAGTTAACGACAGAGCAAAAAAAAGCAGAGGTAGAACGCAGGTTTGAAATAGAATATAATCTGAGTGAAAGACAAAAGATTTTAGAAGAAGCAGAGGAAGCACGAATGGACGGAGCAAGCAACGCAGATGATGCGATAGTGGCTTTCCAAAAAATGCGAGCCAAAAGAAAAGAAATTGAAGTCGAGGTAGATAAATTATAGTGGAACCTACTGAATTAATAACGGAAGCTTTTAGTGGAGTTTCTGCAGGTCTTTTATTAAATGTTCTTATCCTTTTAGTTGTTTATGCTTCGTGGACAGCAATAAGTACAAGAATAAAAGCTGAACTTTTATATCAGAGAATCAAGGGTGGTTCTCTCGGATATTTGAGTAGGATTCTTTATGAAGGTAAGCAATATAAACTTACTAACTTAACTCGAATGTCTGTAGAACTAACGAACACAGACCATAAGGTTTATATCCCGATAACTCAATGGGAGCAGCTTATTAAAAAAATACCTACTCAGTGATGGAGTAAGAATGATAGGACAAAGATCGCAAGAATTAAAAGTTAGACCACACATTCATGATACGGGGTGCTACTTTTTATGCATTTGTTATTTAGGATGGCAACATTCGGAACCTAAAAAAAGCTTAACTGCAAATGATATAATATACTTATATGATTGTGCTATTCATGAAAAAACGATGGAAAAAGATTGCTATGTACTAAATCCTCAAAAAATCATGAATGAGATAACTACCCCGGAAGTTAAATTAAAATTTAAAGGTAAGTATCCTTCTGATTACGATTTAAAGAAAAATGAAAAAGCTATAGAATTATGGAACTACGAACCTGAAAACTGGTGGCATTTTGTAATCGGGAATTATGATCCTTGGAAAGAGAGCATAACTCGAAAAAAGGGAAAGTTAGATAGTTATAGAGTATGGGAGGTTATTAAATGACAACTAAATTACCAGATACTCCAAAATATATAGAGTGGAAGACCATAGCAAGATGGATTGTTGGGATTATTGTTTCTGCTCTGTTTTGCATAGCAACTATTATCGTGCTAATGGGTGATGATAGAGAAATACGTTTATTGGTAATGGGAGCTTTAATTGGATCGTTCACAACTGTAGTAGGATATTATTTTGGGTCTTCAGAATCTTAATGAAAAATTAATCGATATAAGAACTTTCTTCTGGAAGTTGTTATTTAAAATAACAGCTAATTTACAACCAAAACATATAGTTTTTATAACTATAGGAATAATAATAATTGCTATTGCAATGATTGTGGTTTTTAATAATTCTGTAAAAATAGAAGAAGTCATAGAAAAAGCAGAAACCGAAGGAGAGCAAGCAGAAAATGAAGTTAGAGAAATTTTTGATATGCAAACCGATGAAGAAATTGCTGATTCCAGTCATGTTGTTGACACTCATACCAGTGATAGGGTGCGAACCGATACCGAACTTGATAACCTCGGAGACATTGCAAAAGACAATCTCCGTCGAAGATTGCTTAACTTTAGCCGATGAAGAGATAGGTCATTTAGTAGCAATGGCTAAAATTGAAAAAACAGAAGCAGTAGAAAAAGCAATAGCAGAAGAAAGAAAATACTACGAACCAGAGATAGCTAAAAAAACAGCTATAATAGAAAGTCTACAATCAGATTTATCTAAAATAAAAAAGAATCCTGGGGAACTTTTAATTGCGGGATTAATTAGTGCAGTAGCAGGATTTATAATAGGAGTGCTGTTTGTTTGAAGCAACTAATAGTAAAACTATTAATAATTGCGTTACCAACCTATGCTGTAGCTATTCTAACTGAGAAAATGGTTTATACTATGCCTATGCTTGCAATTACATCTATAATAGCTTCTAATGTTTTTAAGTTAGATGAAGAAGGGGAAGGTACAGAATCAGACTAAAATGCCATTGTTAATGGCTAAAAAATTTAAAAAGGAGAAGAATATAATCTTTGTTTGGAGGTAGTGGAATGTTTCTGCTACCTCTTATTTTTATGGGTATATATAAATGGAAAAAACTAAAAAAATCACAATACAAATGTGAGTTTAATTTAAAAAAAGTATTTAAGTCATATTTTTCTCCTAATATAGAATATGAAGAAGATGAAAAAGAATGTGGAGCAAGAGCAAACTTCCAAGTATCTGATGATAAAAATGATTGGTGGATTTGTGGAAATCATTTAGATTATTTATTTCCTACGGTCAAAACAGAAGTAAATCAAAAGGATGAAAAAAAGTTATTACTCCAAAGACAATGGTACTATAAAAAACGTTATGGAATCGAAAAAGATGGAGTACCTCAAAAAAGATAAATTAACTAAGAAAATCATATCCTGTAGCTAAATCATTATTTAAATTTTGTAAATCTTCTATATCATTATGTATAAATTTTATACCTTTTTTAGAAGAATCTACAAAAAAAAGTCCTCCACAAATTTTTGTTTGTATATATTTTTCAAGCTTTAAATTTGGTACACCAAATGATTTATGTTTTTTAATATTTTCATTTATATATAACTCAAAAAAATGATGAAAATACCAGTTATTATTAATATTAGAATTGGGTAACATTTCCATAAAACCTTCATCGATTTTAAAAAAATGACAATCAAGTTCTGGAAAATCAAAATCTGCTAAAGTTTTATTAAATCCTATATATCTTAAAGCAATACAATTAATAGTGATAACATGATTAATATTTCCATAAAACCCAGGTCTTATAAGAGGACTTAAATCATAAGGAAGTTTGCGAGGGTTTTTATATTGCAGATAAGTTAAAACCTTAGGAACATCTCGTAAACAAATCAAATCCCCATAACCTTCAATAGTAGCTTTAATACTTTCTATTTTATTTTTAGGCAGGTTATCAAAATTATCCATAAATTCCATAATAGGATATTACCTATATATTACTTAAAAAATAATTATTTTATCAAACCAGTAAAATATTGGATTTTAGGGGTATACACTGAAAGAGATTGGGCAAAAGCTTGGTTACGTTCGGGAGGAAGTATTTAATAAAACTTTTACAAAAGTTAACGTTTAAGTATTCAAAAGACCCTCTTCCAGAGGGTCTTTTTTATGTATTATTAACTAATTAGTTTACATAATTAACCAAAAAGTGTTTTTAAATATTTTAAAGAAATCAAAAAATTAATGTTTCTTCTTTGAAAAAAATATTTTATAGTAAGTTTTAGGGGGTATTTATAAGGAGTAAAAATAAAAATATTAAATTAAAAACCATTAAAATGTTGTTAATTCAACTCGTTAAAAATTTAAAAACAAGGATTAAAAAATGCATAGTGAAATAAAAAGTATTCAAGGTTTAGTAACGCATTGTAAGGATTTACAACAATATCAAAATGATTTAATTGTAGATACTAAAAAAGTGCATATGATAAATGATTCTGATATAGAAATTCCTGATTATGGAATTTACAAAATTAGTAATCACGCTTCAAGTCAAATAGCGTCTAGGTTAAGAATACCGAAACGTTTTTTTGATGAATTACCAAACAGAGTTCCAGGTTTAAAACAAAAATTAGTTAATGATTTAATGCATACAGAATCAGAAAAAAGAATGCTAAGATTAGATGAAACTCCTAATGATTTTTCTTTAAGAGCATTTCTTTCTGATAGGTATAGGAGATGGGATAATTTAGATGCTTTACAAGCAATGTTGCCGACATTACAAAAATTATATGAAAGCAATACTAAATTTACTATTAAATCAGCAAACGTTTCAGACAAAAGAATGTATTTACAAATTATGTTTGATGAAAGAGAAGAAAATATAACTGTGAATGATCCTGTTTGTTATGGAGTAATTGTTACTAATTCAGAAATTGGAGCTGGTGCCTGGAATATTAGTGAAATGGTTTGGCGTTTAGTTTGTTCAAATGGAATGATTAGTGGAAGTTTAAGCAGAAGACATCATGTAGGTAATCGTTTGGAAATAGGAGAAAATGGAGTTTCTGAATATTTATCTAATGAAACTTTAGATGCAGATCTAGAAGCACAAAGATTAACTATTAGAGATATTTTTAAAAATGCTGTATCTAATGCAGATCATTTTCAAAAATTAATAGAACCATTAAAAGAAGCTGTAGGAGTAAAAATAGAAAAACCTAAAGCAACTATAGAAAAGCTTTCAAAGAAATTTGCGTTTAATGAAGAAACCACAGATAAATTTTTAGAAAACTTTTTTTCAGAAGGTGATATGAGCAAATGGGGGGTTATTAATGGAGTAACTGCTTTAGCTCATCAAACTAATAATCCAGATGAACAATATTCTTTTGAGCAAACAGGTGGACAGCTTGCATCTATGAACCAGAAAGAGTGGATGCAATTCGTAAATTAGGAACAAGAGCATAGTCCTTATGGGCTATGCTCTTTTATTTATAAGGAAAAAATATTGAGGAATTTTAATCAGGTAATTATAGAAGGTAGATTAGTTAAAGATTTAGAAATCAAATATACCAATACGGATATAATGGTTGCTAATTTAACTATTGCGTATAATAGAAGTTGGACAGATGCAGAAAAGAAAAAACATGAAGAAGTAGATTATATAGAAGCTAGATTATGGAATAAGTTAGCAGAAAACTGTTCTAAGTACCTGGGCAAGGGGCAATTAATAAGAATAGTTGGAGAACTAAGACAACAAAGATGGACAACCGAAAGCAACGAACCTAGATCTAAACTTATTGTAAATGTTAATCTTATTGATTGGGAGTATAGGGAGACAAAAAGTGAGTGATGCTTTAAATATTGAATTTGACCAAGCACTTTTAAATTTTCAAAAAGAATGTCCATCAATACCAAAAAACAAATCGAGCAAATATCATAAATATGCCGATTTAGAATCAGTCATAATGACAGTAAGACCTGTACTAAATAAGCATGGAATTGTTCTTCAGCAAGCTACTGAAAAAGATGGTGATGATCTTCTTTGCTATACAATTTTAAGATACAAAGGATTAGTTAGAGAATCTAAAGGTTTTCCCATACCAAAAAATTCTGGAAATCCTAATATGACTCCTGCACAGGCTTGTGGTAGTGATAGCACTTATCAAAGAAGATATGATATGTGTGCCTTTTTAGGGGTAGTAAGTGAAGAAGATCCAGATGGAGGATTTGCATCTTCACGTTTAAATGAAGAAAAATCTGTAAAAAAAGTTACATCTATAAAAAAAAATAAACCAATAGAAAAAACTATAGAAAAAGTTTTAAATGATGATTTAGCTATTGGTTTAGAATATTGCTCTAAGTTTAAAGACAAAAGCAAGGAAAAGTATTGGATGGAAAAAATGAAAAAAACCGTTCAAGAAAAAAATGGATCTTCTCTCTTATCTGCTCAAATAGAATCTGTAAAAAGACAAATTGAGAATCAATAATGGCAGGACATTGGTATAATAAAGAAGGTGAGCCTTGTCATGATGCTACTATGAAAGAAGTGAGAAAATATAAACTTTTACCTAGTGTAACTAGTATTTTAGGAATAATAGATAAAGGTCCATGGCTTTCAGAGTGGAAAGTAAATCAGGCAATATATAAAACTAAAAGCATTTTAGAAGAACTTTCCAAAATAGATAATTTAAAAGAAGTTGAAGGATATACACCTAAAAAAGGAATTGATGAAGAAAAAATAAAATCCATGGTAAAAGAAGCATTATCTAATGAGAGAGAAGTAACTTTAGAATTAGGCGAAGGTGTACACAGGTTATGCGAAGCATATTTAGGAAACGATCAGAACCTGTTTGAAGTTGAAAAAACAAAAGCTAATGCTTTCCAGGTTTATTTAAATTCTAAAATAGAGGAGAAGTTAGAAAAGTATAAAAATCAAGAAGATGGTTATACTGAAGAAATAGTTGTAAGTAGTTTAGGTTATGCAGGTAGGGTAGATTATTTTTGGCTAGATGATTCTATTCATATAAGAGATTTTAAAACACAAAACGTAAAGAAGCAACCTAATTTCTATACTGACTGGATACCTCAACTTATGGCTTATAGCTATGCTATTCATGATAAAGATTTTTTTGAACCAGAAAAAGTAGATGCTGGTTCTATTATTATTTCTACAAATGAAATTAATAAAGGCAGCCATGAAAAAATATGGAGTAACAAGTCTAAAATAAAGGGTTGGCGAATCTTTATTAATGCTTTTAATTTATGGAAGACGGTGTATGACTATGATCCGATTGTCTAAAGTATTTTGTGAGATTAAAAATAATAAAATAAATATTTCAAACTTAAATCCTAAACAGATTTTAGCATTTCAAAATATAGTAAAAAAAACAAAAGAATGGAATGTTGAATTTAAAAAGTACGGAGCAATTAGGTCAACAGAAATTTCTACAAGGTTTCATGGATGGGTAACATTTTTAGCAAGAGAAACAGGTAATGAAAGAGATGTTATATATGTGCAAGCATTAAAAAAAGCAATAGAAATAGTTGCTGATGGTGGATCACCTTATCCATATTGTATAGTTGATGATGTAGCATATCCCTATAGAACAAGTGGCAGAACTAATAAGGAAATGATGACTGCGTGTTTAGCAATTCAATTATTAGCTGATGAAATTGAACCTGGGTTAATGCTACCAGAAGGAGTTACATGACAAGAAAAGATTTATTTAAAAAACAACCATATTGTTTTATTGCTTTTGAAAAGTATAAGATTATTGAAAAACCTACAGAATTGCATCATGCAAGAATTCATAATACTAAATGGGCTAAATTAAAATATCCGAGATTTTTAAATTCTGCTTTTAATTTAAAACCTGTGTCTCATAAATATCACATGGAAAATCCTAGTTATGGAAAATGGGCAGAATGGAGAATAGCAATTATTGAGAGAGGTTTAAAAAGGCATAAAAACCATGAAAAATATTTATGTTATTTAAGGTATTAAAATGAGTGAAAACCGAGGTGAAAGAGTAAAGAAAAAGACAATAAAAATTATTCAAGGTATAGAAGACTTGTATGGTGTCGTATATTTAGAACCTCATGTAATAAAATCCGAGCTTCTAAAAATAAAAAAACATTTAGATGGATGTCTTGTTGGAATGAAGTACACAGAAAAGGAAGCTAAAAAAACCCAAGACAGTCATGGTAGAAGATTGAATTAGCGTTGCTAATTATAAAAATTTTAATAAGGAGATTTATTTGGAAAGATTGAGATAATCGTTTTTACTATCTGAGCAAAAGAGCCATCCGAAAGGATGGCTCTTTTATATACTTCTTAAAGATTAACCGTTAAGTGATTCTAATTCTTCGTAACATTTATCTAGAATTGAATAGATATCTTTACTAGATCCATGCTGTAAACTAGCAACTGTTTGTATAATTAAAAACACTTGCTCCATTTGCTTGTCTGTCAATTCTTTTATTTTTGACAATGTCATTACTACGTCATTAGCAGACTTTTCATCTATAAGTCTTTTGCATTCTCGTTCCAAAAGATTTATTTTCCGTTTTTGGCTTTTGATTATATCTTTATGTAAATCTATAACAGCTGATTCTGCTTTCATTTTTTGTATCTCCTTGTGGTGTATTCCACTACCCTACCGTAGTAGGGTTTCGGCCTTCTGGCCTCTTCAGGTGGAAAGGTGTCTTTCTGAACTATGGTCTCGGTCAAATTGCGTGTTATTTTTATAGGACTGCGTTATTGTATAAAAGCGGGAACACGCATTTACCTTTGATCTTCGCATAGCTACAAACTTTATTCCCTTAGAGGTTAGCGGTGCAGTTCTCCAACCTGGGCCAGTTTTGTATCGTCTGTCTCGACTAATTGGTGTTATCTGTCCTTTATGGCTATTGTACCAGTAAACATAGTACTTGCCGTTTACCTCTGACATCTGTAATGATGTTGCTTCGGTTACGTGATATTCTTTTAGTATATTCATTTTTTGTACCTCCTTAAGTACAAACTAAATATATCATGTATACTAAAGAGTGTATACCCTTTATTATAAAAATATAGGTTATGGTTTACAAAAAACAAGATTTAAACTAAATTTTGTATAGGAGATATTATGATAGGAAAAAAGAAAAAAACAGATAAAGAAATAATAGCTAAAAAAGAATTGAATTCTGAATTGTTTGCTTATAGTAAATATATTGAAGCCTATAATTTTGTTAAAACTTTTAAACCAGATTTAAAAAAAATTAGATTGGCAAAAGGTTACACACAGCAAACATTAGCTGATTTAATAGGTGTAACTAAAAGTTATATTTCTAAAGTAGAAAATGGTGGTTCTGGTTTAACTGCTGATTTTTTAGATAAAATTATAAAATTATTTTTGAAATAATTTGGCAGAATTATTTGATGAGATGGGAAAGTTTGTTACTATTCCCCATGCAATAATTAACGATAATAACATTAATTCCTATGATCTTGCTGTTTATGTTGTGTTGATGAAACACATCAAAAGCAATAATAGACTTGTTTTCCCTGGACTTAAAACAATAGCTAATTTGACAAAATGCTCCAGGGATAGAGTCATAAAAAGTATTGTTAATTTAGAACTACAAAAATGGCTAAAAGTAGACAGGAAAGCAGGAGGAGTTAATACCTACCATTTAATTGTTAATCAGAACCAGTCGATCTCAGCGACTACTACCAGTCGATCTGAACGACTACCACCAGTCGACGTGGTCGACCCTAAGAAGAATAATAATAAGAAGAATATATATAATGATATAGCAGATGAAGTTTTTGAATATTTAATTAATAAAAGTGGCAGATCAAGATTAAGAAAAACAAAGAATAGTTTGTTACCAATTATTAAGGCATTGAAAAACAAATACAGTAAAGAAGACCTATTTCACATAATAAAAGTGAAATGTTCAGAATGGAAAAACGATGATGTATTTAAGAAATATTTGCATCCATCAACTTTGTTTGCAAACAGGAATATAGATAAATATCTATCTCAAGAAGTTTCACAAGAAAAAACAATTAAAGATGTAGTATGTAAAAATTGTGGAAGTAAAAGTTTTATTGGATCGGGTGATAGAAGGAGGTGTTTAAAGTGCGAGAAGAAAATATAAATGATATTGTTTTAGGTTTGCTTATTAAATATAAAAAAGTTAGAGAGCAATTCATTAATGATTTGAATCAAGAGTTGTTTGAATTGGAAAGAGAAAAAGTACTCTTTGCTACTATTCAAGAATTAACATTACAAGATATAGACATAGAAATACCAATAATAAATGAACATTTAATAATAAAATATAAAGAAAATATAAATACTGTTTGTCCACCTTCGTGGTTTGCAAGTTTAACAGACTCTTTAATATCATCTGCTAATGCAAAGTTTTATATAGATAGATTATTTGATTTTAGAGAAGAAAAAAGAATAAAGGAGGTTTTAGAACTTGCCACGAAACATAGTTGGAATACTGAACAAATTGAGAGTGCATTACAAAAAATTGTAAAACCTAAATTTAAATATATTGATGGTAAGGAATTATCATTATTAACTGGTAACGCTATTGATGATGCTGCTAAAAAGGGTGAGTTATATATAAAAGCAAGTTTGGGTTTGAAGTCAATTGATTCTATGCTTGGTGGTTTTAAGCCTGGAGAATTAATAATTATTGGTGCAAGACCAAGTGTAGGAAAAACTGCTGTTGGATTACAGTCTGCATTGCATATGACAATGAGTAAAAATTTATCAGTTGCTTTTTTTAGTTTAGAAATGTCAGCCCAAAGTTTAGGCATAAGACTTTTATCTATGTGTACAGGTATTAATCAAAGAAAGTTAATGTATAATCCACAAATAAAAGACATAGAAAAAGCTACAGAAGTTTTACGAACCATATACGAAGCTAATCTATATGTAGCTACCAATAGCATAAAAACTATAAACATTAGAAAGATGTCACATCAATTAAAAAAAAATAAAAAATTAGATGCTGTTATTGTAGATTATATACAACTGATTACTCCTTCAGTAATAAAAGCAAATAGAACTGAACAAGTATCGCAAATATCACGAGACTTGAAACTTATTGCAGAAGAATTGGAGGTGCCAATTATTGCACTTTCACAAGTAAGGAGGGAAAGCGATCAGGAAAAAAGACCACCTAAGTTAAGCGATTTAAGAGAGTCGGGATCATTAGAACAGGATAGTGATATAGTTTTATTATTACATAGAGAAAGGAATCCCATCACTGGAGATTTGAGTGAAGAGGGTACTTTGAGTGTGAGTAAAAATAGGCATGGTGAAACAGGTAGTATTTTGGTACACTTTAATCCTGACAAAGTGAGGTATGAAGAAAAGTGACACCATCGGCAAGAACTAAACATTTATTAACATCTCAAAATTGGACAGTAGGAACTGTACAAAGATTTGTACCTCAAGCAAAAAGATTCTTTGATTTATATGGTTTTATTGATTTGTGCTGTATTCATAAAATTCATGGTTTTTTAGCAGTCCAAGTTACAGGTGGAAATAATGGAAGTGCAAGAATAAAAAAAATTATAAATAATGCATCAGCATATTTATGGCTTCAAGCGGGAGGTAAAATAGAGGTGCATGATTGGAGATATTTAAAAAAATTAAAAAAATGGGATGTAGCAATTAATAAAATTGAAAAAAATGATTTTCCAGAAAAAATAAGAAAAGGAGAATATATAGATGAGCAATTCATTAAGAACAAAAAAAAGTAAAACAGCAAATAAGTTTTATGAAAAAAGAGCTGTAGATTTTAAAGTAGCTACAAAAGTAAAAATAACAAATCCTAAAAACAATTATGAAAGAGTAGATCAATGCACGGAAATGATTATTAATTTAGCAGATAAGGCATATGGCACTGATCCTATTCCCGGTAAATATCTGCATCAAAAATTAAAAAAAGCAAAAAATCATTTAGAAGATTTAATGAAAGCTTTAGAAGCAGAAGCAAGAGATAGCTTTCATAAAAACAAATACTGGGATGAAGTTTAAAGTGCCTACATTTGAACAAATGGTAAGAGAAAGTGACAAAAGAAAAGAAAGATTATGTCATCACAGGTTGAAAAATTACTTCAAGACTGACAGCAGATATTATGATGAAAGTAATCGATGTAAAAATAAAGTAAGAAATGGTGATGTTTATTGTCAAGAGCATAAAAATATTTATCATCATGATGATGCGAGGGGACAATAAAGATGAAAGTATTAATAGTGTTGCAAGCAAGAAATGCAAGTACAAGATTTAAAAATAAAAGTTTATATCCTATAGGCAATATTTCGGCAATATCTCATCATTTAGAAAAAATGGTAAAATTAAAAGAGGTGTGTCAAAACTTAATAAAAATAGATTTAGGATTATGTACTACAGGTTTTAGTGAAGATGATATTCTAGTTCATTATGCTAAAAAGTTCCATGTGAAACAAATAGTACGCGGAAAACCTTTACATTTATGGGAGCAATTTTATGATATTGTTCCTGGATATAAATTTTTTATGCGAATTTGTGGGGATCAGCCGTTTTTTAATTTGAAAATGGCAGAACATTTATTAAATGTTTTGTATCAAAATGAAGAGCATGATTATTATTCTTGGGTAACAAATAATAATATACCTATTATGCAAACAAAAATAGGTTTAGGAACTGAAATAGTTAGAAGTTCAAAATTAAATACAAGAGTACAATTTAATCAAAATTATATGGAACATTTAACTCCTAAGTTTTATCTGGAAAAAGGACACAAAACTAAATTTATAGAAATACCAGAATTTATAACAAAATCAAAAGTATCTTTAAGTATTGATTATTTAGAAGATTGGATCATAGCTAATAAATGTTATTATGAATTAAAAGAAAAAACACAAGATTTAAAAGTTTTGTCACAATGGTTTATGAAAAATAAAATAGCTAATTCTTTATTACAAGGAAGAAACAAAGCAAAAGAAAAATACAGGGGAAATAAATATAAAGGGGAAAAATGGGAACTTACATTATAGCTGAGATTGGTCAAAATCATAACGGTAGTAAAAGAATAGCATCAGAATTAATAGATGTAGCAAGTCAAGAAATCATTCACGAAGGTGAAAAATTAAAAAAAGCAAATGCCGTAAAGTTTCAAATAAGAGATTTGGATTATGAATTAAATGAAGATTCTTATTTAAAAGAATATAAAAGTGTTAATGCTTTTGCAGATACTTACGGAAAGCATAGAGAATATTTAGAAATTCCAATAGAAGAATATAAAGATTTAGCAGAAGAAGCAAGAGATAAAGGGTTAGATGTTGTTGTTACTGTTTGCAGCCCAACTATTATAGAAAAAATAAAAAAAATAATAAAACCTGATGCCTGGAAAGTAGCAAGTAGGGATTTAGGAAACATTCCATTATTAGAAGCTATTAATGAAGTGGACCCAAAAAAAGTTATTTTAAGTTCTGGTATGCATCAATTAGCAGATATAGAAGAAGCTGTTTACAGATTAGTGCTGCCAGAAATTATAGGAATCCTGCATTGTATAAGTGCTTACCCTACTAAGTATGAAGATTTAAATTTACGGGGTATGGAACAAATTAAAGAAAATTTTAAATCATATAATGGAACAACATTTAAAATAGGTTTTTCAGATCATACAGCAGGAGTTTTAGCTCCATCTGTTGCTGTAGCTTTAGGAGCACAAATTATAGAAAAACACATAACTCTAGATCATAGTATGAAAGGATCAGACCATTTTGGAAGTATGAATAGGGAAGGCTGGTTTAGGGTTGTTAGGGATATTAGAAATACTGAAAAAGCTATTTCTTTATGTCAAAGATTAAATGACGGAATAAAAAATCCAGAAGAACAAAAAACATGGAACAAAATAGGTAGGGTTGCCTGTTATAAAAACAATATTAATAAAGGACAATATTTGGAAATAGAAGATGTAATAATGTTATCACCTCCATCAAATGGACATTTAACAGGTATATCATGGGAAGATGCTTATAAATTTAACAATAAACCTTTACAAAAAGATGTAAAAGAAAATGAAATAATAATCCCTGAGCTTCACTTTCCTTTTGTTTCAAAGTATTATAAGTAATTGATTAACTCTTGATACTTAGTTAGTATTTTAAAATAATAAATAAAACCAGAGCAGGTGGTTTTGCTGTACCTCCTTTATACTGCACTCATAATACCTCCTAAAGTATTTTCCATCTGCTCTGGTCTTTTTAGATGAAACATAAAAATTATAAAGTAATAAGATGTAATAATGGATTTAAATGTGAAATGAAAAATTGTACTTCTTTTGCAAGATGGGTAATAACAGACTTGCAGGAAGAAAAAAACTTTAATAAAAAAGGATTAAATAATAATCCCATAGATACCTGGTTATGCCAGAAGCATTTTAAAATAATTTATCCAAAAATGTATAAAAAAATAATAGACAAAAAACGAAAAACTTAATAATATATCAACATATTTAAATAACCAGTTAAATATGTGCCTTGTCTTACTAACCCTGTCTTTTGGCAGGGTTTTTTATTTAAGGTTTACATAATATAACCGATAATATAATATACAAAATATAGGGGGTTATTATGAACAATCTAATAAAAAAGTTATTCATAAAAAAATACACAAAGAAAAAAGATTGCAGGTGGCAATTTGCAAAATCCTACAAAGAACTCAACAACATAGACAACAAAGTAATTACAAAATAATTACTTATCTGTAATCTTTCCCCTACTTTTTAAGTATATTATGTAGTTTAAAACCTACTCTTAAAATGTAGGGGTTTTTATATCTAGGGGGAGATATGAAAAAATTAATTATTATATATATGTTAGTAGCAACTATAGGAATAGCAGAAAGTTATTATCATTTTTACAACCAATTAACTTCAGAAGAAAAAATAATTTTTATTAAAGGAGTTATAATTGGTTTTGACTCTGCTAAAATATTAATAGAACAAGATAAAGAAAGACAAATAAGACACATAGAAATAAAGTTACATAAATTTATTGGTGCTATAGATGAAGGAATAGAACCAGATTTAACTTCAAGAATAGTAAGAGAAATAAGAAAAATGATGTGGTTTTTAGAATAAAAAAGCCCACTCGAAAGAGTGGGCTTTTAATAACTTATTAATAAGTTTTATTGTAAATTGCCTGTAGGTTCTTCTGTCCAATGATCAAAATCATCTTGGTCCAAATTATCCATGTTGTAGTGTCTGCTTAATAAATTTTCCATTTTTATTTCTACTTTGTTTTTACTTAGTTTTAATACTTTTTCAATGTTAGCTATTTCTAATAGTTCTTTTTCTAAATTTGCTAAATGTTTTTTAACAGCATCAGCTACAGCAGTTTCATCAGCTAAATGATTTTTAGCTAAAGTAAAATCAAGTGCATATCCTTTTAATCCAACTTCATCATTAATTAAAGAATTATTTTTTTCCATTTTTTTGTACCTCCAAGTACTTTTAAACTTAATTAAATATATCATATACACTAAAAGGTGTATACCCTTTTATTAAAAATAATTAGCATTTAAGCAAAAAAAAACCTACTCAAAAGAGTAGGCTTTTAATTTAATTATTTTATATTTATGTTAAAATGGAGAACCATCCCACCATAATGGGTTATTTCTAACATTTTCATCAAGGGCTTGAGATTTTAAATACTTTTTAGAAATTTTGTCTATTTTTTTATCAAAATCTGTAAATACAGTTTTTACTAATCGTGTTAAATCTGCATTAATTTTTTTACCTAATGAATTTGAATGTTCAATAACTTCATTTGTTACTGGATTAACAGAATTATAAACACTCATAGTTGAAGAAAAAGCTTTTACCATTTGCAATTGTTCTATAGTAAGACTTGGAAATTTTATTTCCAATAAGTTTTTTATAATTTCTTGTTTTTGTTTTTTTTCTGACATTGTGTACCTCCAAGTACTTTATACATTTAATATATCATAAACACTAAAGAGTGTACATAGTTATTTAAAAATAATTCATATTTAAGCAAAAAAAAACCCACTCTTTCGAGTGGGATTCTTTTGAAGATTTGTTTAAAAATCCATATCTACAGCTAAGCCTTGGGCTATATGCTGTAAAAAGTGATGAATATTACCGTTAGCAAAATCAAGCTGTCTTAAAATATTTTCAATTTGCTTGGCTTCGTCTCCTTTTGTTCTTTTAATTGCGTCTATTACAGTAGTAGATGGTATTATGTTTGCTGTTCCTTTTGCTGAAGTAACTGTATAAGTTTTTTCTGAAAGATTTTTTTCTGCAAAGAAAGTTTCAAAGAATGTCATTTTTTGTACCTCCAAGTACTTATTAACTTAATTAAATATATCATGTTAACTAAAAAGTGTACATACTTTTATTAAAAATAATTAGTATTTAAGCAAAAAAAAACCCACTCTTTCAAGTGGGTTTTTAATTTAATTATTTACATTAATCTCTTTCGTAAAATATTCCAATCGTACTTCCATAATAATCTTTCCATCCAGTTTCATGAATAGAACTTAATGCGACTGCTTCCCTCCAAGTTGGTAAAGCGTCTTCATCTGGATATTCTTTTTCCCATTCTATAGTAGCAATGTCATTATTTATCATAATAATCTTTCCATGTCCTTCTGAAATTCCTGCACCATAATCAGCCCTAACCTTAGGTAATACTTCACTTAAAATTGTTGATTTGTGTTGTTCCATTTTGTACCTCCAAGTACTTTTAAATTTAATTAAATATATCATAAACACTAAATAGTGTATATAAGTATTAGCTTTTTTATTGAAAAAAATAATAAAAAATAATAAAATAGGATATATGTTTACAGAGTTTATTGAAGGTTTTAAAGCGATGGAAAACTCTGCAAAATACACAGGTAAAATTAAAAATCAATTTCAAATTAAATATTGTAATAAGCATTTTAAAGTTATAAAAGCAATGGAAAAAGGTGATCCTGGGTTAGCTTTAGAATTTGAAACTTATGCAAAATATAAGATGAATAAAACAGGTTGTTCTATATGTCAATATATAGCTCAAGTAGAGTGGGGGCATAAAGAATATATGAGGGGGGGTATTGCAGAAACCAGACAGAACTAAAACAGCTAACTTTACTTATAGAAAATATAATCATGAATGGAAAAAAATACGGAATAGCTATATTAAAAGAAATCCTAAATGTGTGAGGTGTAAACATCCTGCAGAATTAGTAGATCATATAATTACTTTATTTGATGGAGGAACACATCACGAAAGCAACTTGCAAAGCTTATGTAGAATCTGTCATGGTATAAAAACTAAATATGATCTAATTAAAAGATATCCAAAGAGAAAACCGTCCAGGCTACCTAAAGAAGTTATTAGTGTTACTCATGTAGACGATAGGGGGGAAAGGGGGGTAAAATCTCTAGAGGGATTCTCAACACA